GAACAGGTAGCGGAGCGTACGCACTACAGCGAAAGACAGTGTAAAAATATCCGGGACGGAGCGGTGGAAAGGCTTCTGAAAGGTTTTGAAAATAACCGCATACTTTCCGAATACGAAATAAAGGAATGAAGGATTGCCCGGTATTGCCCGGAAAAAGCTGGTATAATCAGACGCAGGAAACAGGGCTTCAAAATGCAGGGGAAGCAGGGCGAGCTTTCATATTCTGGGAATTTTGGAACCCTGTATTTTTTATATTTCCGAAATCGGGGCGGGGCAGAGTTGCGAAAACGAACGAAAGGAAGTGAGGAAGGATGGGAAGGAAGCGGAACCCGGAGCGGGACCAGAGCTTGCAAAGATACATAGACAGCGGCGGCAAAATGACGCTAGATGAGCTGGCGGCGGCAGCAGGCGTGCCGAAAGCAAGAATCAGCAAGTGGAAGTCAGAAGACAAGTGGGAAGAACGCCTGAAAGAAGCCCCAAAGAAAAAAGGCGGGCAGAGGGGGAATAAAAATGCAGCAGGCAGAACCCCCAAAAAGGACGGTAATAAAAACGCCGTTACACACGGAGCCTTTGCACAAGCTGGAGTTGAAGACATAGACCAAAAAACGGCAGAGGAAATCAAGGCGATAAAACCGGGTGAGAGCCTAAAGAGAATGACGGAAGAGCTGCAAAGCCTGTTAGTCCGTAAAGCCTATTTAGAAGGGCTACTGGGGCAGTATACGGACCCTTCCGCAGAGGGGGCTTTCTATGCTGATAAATTAGTGCATATGACAGTACCAAAGACGATTGAAGAGGTACAGGGGGAGCAGGACAGCGGCATTGATACAGGGCAGGTAAAAGACCCAGAGGGCGGCACAGAGAAGCTAAAGACAGCAATGAAGACTATCATTAAATCAAGTGCCTTTGATAGAGCTATGAAGGTAGAAGCAGAACTGAACCGCCTGCATGGGCGCATAATTAAACTAATAGATAGTATCAAGTCATATGAGATGGAAGACAGGCGATTGAGATTAGACGAGCGGAAATATCAGCTTGCAAAGCAGAAATTAACAGGCGAAATCATTATTGATGATGAAACGGAAGAGATTATTGATGATTTGATGGACGACGACTGAACGGGCGGTAGGTTCTTTCAGGAGTTCGGAAGCTATGCGGGTACGGCGACGCCCAGAACCTGCCTAGATACAAAATAAAAAAATCGGCTTCCGCTTCTGCCGGAAAAAATTTAGAAAGGGGGTCCGTGAAAAAATGAAGCTGTACACGTCGGTGGCGGTGGCACGTTATCTGGATATGACGGAAAGGAACGTGCGGACGCTGCGGGACAAGGGCATATTGACCGAATACAAGCCGGGGTTGTACGACTTGCGGACGGTGACGAAAGAGTATATAAATTTTCTGCGGCAGAAGAACCCGGAAGCGGAAGAGAAGGTGGACTATAACACGGAGCGGGCAAAGCTGGTGCGGGCGAAAAGGGAAAATGAAGAGCTTGAATTGCAGTTGCGGAAGAATGAGCTTCATACGACAGAAGACATTGAAAAGATTGTAACTGATACACTTGTAAATTTCAGGACCCGTCTTCTGGCGATACCTGCAAAATTAAGCCCGATTCTTGCAAAGAAGAAGGACCAGACGGAAATTTTTAAGCTGATGAAAAAGGCGATTGACGAAACGCTGGAGGAACTTTCTGACTTTGATAGAATCATAGGGGAGGGCGGGAAAGATGAATGATAACACGGCGCAGCTTTTCCGCAGGCTATTCAAAGTATTAAAACCGCCGCCAGATTTGACGCTTTCTGAATGGGCTGACAAATATAGGCGGCTTGCTGCCGGGACGACTGCGGAACCGGGGCGGTGGAAGACAGCAAATATAGGCGGCTTGCTGCCGGGACGACTGCGGAACCGGGGCGGTGGAAGACAGCAAAAGCCCCGTATCAGAAAGAAATAATGGACGCAATCACGGACATATCAATAAAAAAAGTTGTGATTATGTCAGCGGCGCAGGTGGGGAAGACTGACGCAATGGTACTAAACCCGATAGGCTATTACATACATTACGACCCTTCCCCGATAATGGTAATACAGCCAACCATAGATATGGCAGAAAAATTCTCTAAAGAAAAGCTGTCCCCTATGCTGCGAAATACCCCCGTACTGGAAGAGCGGGTAAACGATAAGTCACGCAGCAGCGGGAACACGATAACACAGAAAATTTTTCCGGGCGGTTTTGTCACGATTGCAGGAGCGAACAGCCCCACGGGATTGAGAAGCCACACTGTCAGGATTTTACTTGCTGACGAAATAGACGGATACCCGGCAAGCGCAGGAGCGGAGGGGGACCCGCTATTGTTAGCGGCAAAGCGACAGACCACCTACTGGAATAAAAAACAAGTGGATATTTCAACGCCTACTATCAAAGGGGCTTCCCGGATAGAAATTGAATATGAGAACAGCAGCCGGGGCGAATGGAATACCCCCTGCCCGTGCTGCGGGGAGTTGCAACCGCTTGTATGGGGAAATGTTGTATACGATAAAAAAGACCTGTCAGAAATACAATACGCCTGCGAAAAATGCGGGGTCATTTCCAGTGAAGCAGAATGGAAGGAACACTATACAGACGGGAAGTTTGTACACGCTGACCCGGAAAACCCGGTGAAGGGCTTCCACCTGAATACCCTTGCTTCTACCCTGACAACATGGAAAGAAGTTGTTGAAAAATTCATTGAAGCATACGACGAAATGAAAAAGGGTAATGTGCAGATGATGAAGGTATGGACCAATACCGAAATGGGGCAGACATGGGAGGAAGACGGGGAGAGTATAGACGACGACGAACTTTTAAACCGCAGGGAATATTATAGCTGCGAAGTCCCGGAAGAAGTGCTTTATCTGACCGCAGGAGTTGACACGCAAGATGACCGTTTTGAAATTGATGTTGTCGGGTGGGGTCCTGACTATGAAAACTGGGGCATAAAATATGCGGTGATATACGGAGATTTGCACGGGGATAAGGTGTGGGAAGAGCTTGACACGTTTCTTGCACAGACCTTTCACAAGGCAGACGGCACAGCCATGAAAATAGTGTGTACCTGTATGGACAGCGGCGGGCATTTTACAAACAAGGTATATAAATTCTGCAAAAAGAGGTTTTCCCGGAAGGTATTTGCAATCAAGGGCAGCAACGACAGCGCAGCGGCGTATATACAGAAGCCGTCAAAGAGTAACAGGGAGCAGGCATATCTTTTCACGATAGGCGTTGACACGGGCAAAAGCTGGCTAATGGATAGATTGAAACTTGAAACGCCGGGTCCGGGCTATTGTCATTTCCCGCTGGAAGCCGGGAAGGGGTACGACGAAAAATATTTTAAGGGGCTGACTTCTGAAAAGAAAGTCATGCGCTACAAAATGGGAAAGCCGTACTTTGCATGGGAGCTGAAGGACAAGGGGGAGCATAAAAGAAATGAGGCTTTAGACTGCCGGAACTATGCAACAGCGGCTATAGAAATAACAAATTTACCGTTGAAGAAGCCGGAGGAAACAAAGACGGCGGCAGCAAAAACGGCAGCAGCAGGAAGGAAAAGAAAAAAGAGAAGAAGCAACGGAGGTATTTTATAATGGCAGGAATCACGCTTGAAGTAGCGCAAAAACATTTAGACGCATGGCTGGAAGCCGAAATGACAGTCACGACAGGACAAAGCTATACTATAGGTTCCCGAACCCTGACAAGGGCGAATCTTACGGAGATAAGAAACGCTATAGACTATTGGGACGGGAAAGTAAAAACGCTGGACAGCATACAGAAGAGAGGGGGAAGAAACAGGATAAAGCGGGGAGTGATACGGGACTTGTAAAAATTGCCCGCAATTTCCCCTGATTGCCCGAAATGCAGTTTTATTTCCTTTTTTTGCCCGGAAAACAATGATATTATATACAATGAAATAGTGAAAAACAGCAAGAAAGCACTGGGAAACAGTGCTTTTTTCATGCCATAAAACGGGAGAAGGTGAAGGATTGAACGGACTAGCAAGGGCGATAGACGGCATAATTGCCACGATTGCGCCACAAACGGCACTGAAAAGAACGGCTGCAAGACAGAAAATGCAAATTCTGAACAGCGGTTATGGCAATTACGGGGCAAATACAACAAAAAAGTCAATGATAGGCTGGAACTATGCCGGGGGTTCTGCCCGTGAGGATATAAACGACAATCTTTTTATACTGCGGCAGCGTTCCCGTGATTTATACATGGGTGTACCGATTGCGACAGGAGCCGTGAAGACAATGAGAACGAATGTTGTCGGGCGGGGGCTGATGTTAAAACCAACGGTAGACGCAGAAGTATTGAAGATAACGGCGACGCAGGCGCAGCAGTTAGAAAAAGAGATAACAAGGGAATGGGCGTTGTTGGCTGAAAGCCCGGATT